AGCCCAGCCACAAAAATCATAACCTGTTACTGACATTGTCATGCCTCCTTAAAATAATATTAATAATTAATATCTGAACTAAAAATATCATTCTATTTGTATATGAATTTTAGTCATTATTAATTTATTAACCTAAAATATTTTTATACTTCTGATATATCTACATCTTCATTTTGAAAATCTTCAAATTCTCCATAATCTTCCATTTCAGAATCCATAGCTTCATCAGGATGATTAATATTACTATTTCTAAGCATATCAGCCTTAGGATCATCTGATGGTTTCTTACCAATAATAGATCTAAACTCATTCTTAGTAAGAATCTCATTCCTTGTAAACTTATCTGCAATTTCAGCAATCTGTTCAACAGGAACAAGCTTAAACGGATCTTTAAAGTATTTCAATGACTGACCTTGTGATATAGCAGTCTTTGTAAGCCACTTATAAATTATAGCTTCTGTTATTCTAGAACAAATCGGTTCAATTGTTCTATTGTAGTAATTCAACATAGTTTTTTCATCAGCAGTACCATCGAAGATTGACTTAGCCATACCAAGCTGATTATACAGCTGCTCAGTAAGGTCCTTTGCCTGATTCCAGAGGTTATTCTCAACAGCCCTATTAAGCTGTATAACTCTTTCGGTTCCATCGATATATGCGATACCATACTGAGAACCTGTAAGCTGAGCCTCTATGTCTTTTCTTCGATCTTCTGCCTGATTTCTTCTAGCTTGTCCTTTTATAGCATAAGGAACCTGAATGATCAAATCCATCTTTCCAGCTGAGTTCTGTTCATTCAATCTATCGATCTGATTAAGAACCCTTATAAGTCTTTGCAGAGTAGAATTTGGTTCATTCATTACCGTATAAAAAGGATTTTCGATTATTGGAACTATTCTTTTAGGTAGGGTAAGCTCTTCTTTCTTTCCAGTAATTTCGTTATAAACTTCAACTCGTACATGCTGAGGAAGCCATCCAACTACTTTACCAACACGACAAGAAATAACATTAAATGACGTATTTGTTAACGGATTATCGTCAGTATCAATAGGAACTATTGCTACTGATCCTTCATCAATCATTGACAATACTAAATCCTGAATAAACTGTCGACCAGTCTGATCGAGATTTGCGTTTATTTTGAAAATATTGTTCAATGAATCTTTGATGTCCTCTACATAGTTGTCTTCCTCGTCAACACGTACATGACGAAAGTTAATATTAGATACATCTACAGCTATTTGATTGTAAATAGATGCAACTATCGATTTATCATTACCTCTGGAAAGTCTAGCTCTATCTGGTCTATTATAATAACCACCGTAGTAAGGAGTTCTTACCTGATCTCTACCAAGAAATGCGTTCCATGTATTTTTCATACGCTCTGCAAATGTTGGCATATTTAAGCCTCCTTAATCATGTATCTTATACTTATTTCCTTTTGTAGTATTCTTTGCTAAACTATAAATCGATGCAGAAAGAACCGTTGCACTGACCATACCTGCTGCTATTGGAGCTATTGGACCAAGAGATGGAATTGCTGCTAAAGTTAAATAACCCAATGATGCTGCAGCTGTTGGGCCAGCAATGAGAGATGCAACATAATCTTTTCCAGAATTTACATTCTTTATTGTAGGCTTTGTTGTAATTTTAAATCCTTCATTTGACAGGTCTTTTAAAATTTTTTCTGTCTCTTGATTGCCTTTCTCTTTTTTTATCAAATTTTTATTAATCGATTCATCAATCTTATCTACAGTTTTTCCTAAAACTTTAGATTTTATTTTTTCAAAAGCAGTTCCTCCATCAAAATCTATATAAGAATCAACCTTTGCTTTTTCAGATATCATCTTATTTTTTAAAGATTGTGATGTGTCAATTTTTTTACTAATCATAGATGTTGCAGTATCTAAATCGTTTAGCCTATTTTCATACTGCTGGACCGATTTATACCCTTCTTGTCCATAACGTCTACGACCAGCAGATGTTAGAGAACCGTCTCTATTTTGAAATCTTCTTACACCCCATTTCATTCCAAGAATACCATGATGAGCAAGCCATTCTGAATCATACATACCATCCATACTAAGAGCTTTTCTTGATAAATATTCATCAGACATAAGACTATTTAAATATTCCATATTTGACTCCATTACCTCTCGTCCAGTAGAAGTTGTTGGTTCGGATTTTAAATAATTTAATTCCTTATCTGCTTTTGTTGCTTTTACTCTATCTGCTGTCGCTTTTGCCATTTCAGCAGTGGTTAACTCTTTTTTTGAAGGTGGGTTAACTCTTGTAAAATTATCAGCATTACTCGTATTTTCTTGTCTTTTACTAATTTTATTTGCTGTAGAAATGGCACCATATATACCTTTAACTGCTGGAGTTACTTTACCGATCGCTTCTGCTGTATTCTTAGTAGCATTAGATAAAGTAAGCATATAATTTAATCCTGTTTGTATTTTATCTTCATTTTTTATATCCATTAATCTTCTTATATTATTAGCTTCTGCCACTCTAATAGTAAGTTCTGCTACTTCTGCTGGATACATATTTGTAACCATATCTCTAAATTTTTTATATTCTTTTGCACTGTCTTCATTATATCTTGTTGTAACTACGACGTCGTGTTGCCGCATTGCTCTTTTTACTCTTTTTTTTCCAAGACGAGTAAGAGTTCCATCCGGATTCTGATAACGTCTTATGCCCCATTTCATTCCTAAAACACCATAATGCTGAAGGAAATCTGAATTGGAATTAAAAGTATTATCCATTTTGAATTCCTCCTATTTATTTTTCACTAACTTTATACTTTTTACCTGGAACGGTCATTTTTGATATTACATTAGCCATAGCACCAAATGGTAAAATCGCAAAACCTGTTAAAGGTATAGTTGCTATATTCAAACCGCTTAATACTCCTAAGCTAACATAATCTTTTCCAGCATTAATATTTTTACGAACTTGTTTTTCACTTATTTCATACCCTTTACTACTTGCTTCTTTTGAAATCTTTTTAATTTCAGCATCTGCTTTTTCTATTACTTTTTTGTAATAATCTTTTTGTACTTCTAACTTAGCATTTGCTTCTTCTTTCTGTAACTTTGAAGAAAATGGATATCTTCGAATATTTGTTTGCTGTTGTGTTATTCTTCCTATGTTATAAGAAGCCACACTTCTTGCAGTGCCGTGATCTGTTAATAATTTACTGTATTGTTTTGGAGTTCTAGTCTTTTTACTAGACCCATATCTTTTAATACCAGCCGATGTGAGAGAACCGTCTTTATTCTGATAACGACGTACACCCCATTTCATACCGAGGACACCGTGATGAGATAAATAAGAAGACTTTTCATAAAAAATATTATCCATTTTGAATTCCTCCTATTTATTAAAATCTTCCTCCGCCTCCACCACTTCGTGCTCTACTTCTATTTGTAATATATCTAGAAGCAATGCCGACTAAACCAGTAGAAGAACCAACTGGATCTTTTGTATTTGTAACTCTCTTATTATTTGTCTGCGTTGGTTTTTTAATTATTTGTCTACGCTGATTATAAAAGTTCATAACCCTTTTATATAACTTTGGTGAACTCCTGAGGGCATTAATATACCTTGTTCTTTCCTTATTTCCCATTCTCTGTAATTGATTAGCCATTGCTTTACAGGTTGAATCACCTACTGCTTTTCCCATTGCTGCTTTTCTTATTACAGACATCCAAGAACTATTAACTCCAGAGTTTGATGTTGCATTTGTTTTTCCACCACTAACTTTATTTGGCTTGGCTACAAGACTTGCAGTATTGGATGGTCTTTGTACTAATGTTCCAGTATTCCTTCTTTCATAAAGATTTCTACCAGATTCATTTGTTCCAACTTTCCTATTTCTCCACTTCATTCCCTTAACACCATAATGCATGATGTCTGAATCTGAAGGAATAATATACCAAGTAGACATGATTAGACCCCTCCTTTTATCTTTTCTTAGTTTGTTGTGATTTTGTTATTTTCTTCAATTGTATCGATTTTCTTCTTGCATTATTATACCATCTGGCGTTTGTTAGGTAATCATCTTTTGTATTATACCAATATGATTTATTGTATTTTAATAAAGCCTGAAACAATCTATTGAACTCTTTTGGATTTGTACGTCTAAGAGTATTAAGTAATTTATTTACTGAATTATTTGGCGATGGCGACCATTTATATGCTAATGCTTTGAGTTGTTTATCTGTGAATCCCTTATTAGTATTACCACTCTTAGCTGGCTGAGCTATTTTTCTCCTTAACTCATTATCTGCATTAGTTGTAGTGTGTCCTTTTTTATTTCTCCACTTCATTCCAAGGATACCATGATGTTCGAGATAAGGAGAATCATTTAAAAAATCAGTCATTTTTAAAACCCTCCTTTATTTATTAACCATCAAAACCTACAGTATATATTTTACCAGTATTAGCATCAAATTCAATACTAATCATATGTCCACCAAAGGCGTTCATTACATTATTATTATAATATTGTGCATATGCTGATACACCTTTTGGTGTCTCTGAAAAACTAATACTATCTGGTTTTTTCATTACTTCTCTTATAGTATCATGACTAATATTTGTTGGGTTATCCATAGATTCCCATTCATCAATTACTCTTTCTATAGCCCCATTATCTTTTGAATTTAAATATTTTTTTATTTTATTTATTGTTTCTATTGGAACTTTTCCATGTACTACTTCTATTTTTGTTTCGCCTTTTTCAATGTTTTTAGTATTTTCTTTATTGTTTATTTCATTATTTACTTTATTATTTTTAGAAATTATTTCATTTTCAATGTTCTTAGCAGTTTTTAAGCCCGCTATAGAACCAGCGATTGGACCGCCAAACATTGTGGCAATATTAGTATTTCTTTTTAGTCTAACAATTTGATCATCTGAATAGCCTTTATTTCTCAAATTATTAGCATTTGGTTTATCTAATCCATAATGTTTTCGTCCTTTTGACGTATATGATCCATCCGGATTCTGATAACGACGAACTCCCCATTTCATACCTAAGACACCATGATGCATAAGATCTTTATCTGAAGGAATAATATACCAATTACTCATATAAATTCCTCCTTACAAAACAGACTTAGAATTTACATAACCAATTCTATTTGTATCCTTAGTCTTAATATATGCAAGATTCTTATCATACATAATATCAAGAATAAGTACTGTATCACCTGACATAACAACACCAATTACATCAGTAAGTGCAGGTGTAGAATACATTACTTCATTTGCAATCGTTCGTCCATCTCTCTGGACAAATTTTACTTTTGGTTCATCCATAATAAAGGACGGTATTGTCTTCTTTCTAGGCATTATTTAGGCCCTCCTTACTCAAAATTATCTTTGTTTAATTTATAGGCAACATAAGCATCCATAAGAGCTGCGACATTATCGATCTTAGCATCATGTCTCATCTTATAAAGCTTTCTATTACCATTCGTATCTTCTAATACGATACAATTGCCCATGGCGAATGACATTAGGGCTTCATCAAATATAAGTAATCTATCTTCAGCCATTTTCTTTAATTCACCAAGAGGAACTGATTCGGTCTTAGATCCCTGTATTACTTTCTCTACACCATATTCTCCATTTTCTGTAATCCATCTTGCTACAAATTCTTTGGCATTATACGGGTCAAAACCAAAAGCACGAATATCATAACCTTTAGTTAAATAGAACTGTTCAAGATCTTCATAGACTTGCATCATATCAAGAACTGTTCCTGGCATAACCATTAAACTTTCTTCTTGTAAGAATTCGTCGTATTTTATTCGCATTGCTCTTGGCAGAAGCATTAATGTTCGTTCAGTAATATAAGATCTAGTCTTTACTCCAAACTTACCATTACTTAAAGGAAACATAAAAGTAAAAGCACAGAAGTCATCACCCTGTGAAAGGTCAGCTCCCATAGCACAAGGCATATCCCAATAGTCTTTCTTCTTTTTCTCAGGAAGGGTCTCTTCATAAGTAAAGAAATATGTATAACCTTCCATTGGAATGTTAAATCTTTTTGCAATTATGTCATTTCTTGCTGCTGGGTTGTTCTCAGCTCTCTCTACTTCTTGCAAATATGTTTCAAATGAAACTGTCTTTCCAAGATTAGGATTAGCTTTAAGCCACAGCTCAGGATTGCTCTTACCTAATTCTATTTCTTTTATGTCATCAAGACCATACCACCAGATTGAAACGTGAGGAGCAGCATATTCACCTTTGAGAATCTTATTAAGCTCAATCTTAATATCATCTCCTGCTCCATTTCTTACTGTTCCTTCAGAACTTGTTGCTACTATGCAAAAATCATCTAATTTTGAAGCTCCCTGCTCTAGTGCACCTATAGGATCTTCTCTAATATCGCCAGAAAGCCACTCGTCAACAGTTGAATACTTGTTTCTTAAACCCTGAAGCTTATCAATACTCATTGGTCTAATCTCAAGTAAAGAATTTGTAAGGAAATTCTCGATTCCCTTCTTTGTTGATGCAAGTTTCTGTCTATTAGCCTTTGAACCCGTTGTATTCTGTAATGACCCTTCTGTCATAAATTGGAATACTGGACCTTTTGCTCTGGCAATGGCTGTTCTAAAAGGCGAAAGAACTTCTTCAGCCTGTTTCATCGTAGGAGCTGTTGTTACTCCATGTGTTGAAGCTGGGTCTATAACCAATCCGTATGATTGAACACACAAATCATACATTGTTTTTGCAGCACCTCTTGGTATGACCAAATACTGTTTTTGTGTAAGTCTCTTTTTTACTCTCTTTGTTACATATCTTCCACCATGACCTTTTGGATCTGGAATATAAACAGACTTATCAGCAAAATAAAACCATCCATAAAGATCTTCTGCCCAAAGCTTAAAAGTATCTAACAAATGCAAATCGCTTCCGTCAGTTAATGTTAATTCATTCTCACAAAAGTCTATCCAACCTTTTATAGCTTCGTCGTCATAATAAAATCTTGGATCATTTATTCTTGCATCTATTCTATTCATCTGTAAAGAAATATGTTCATTGACCGGGATTCGCCCTGCTATTACGGCGTCCCGAAATTGTCCATAGTAAATCGGGACTGCCTTATTTGATAGCATTTTGCGTCTCCTTTATTCGTTTACTTCGAAATAATCAGCTGGTTCAGCCTGCTCCCTAATTCTCCATAAGTCTTCTGTTATCTGATCTTTAAGAGCAGTATTAAGAGAACCTATTGAAGGTGGATCAAAAGACATCCTAACTCTAAGATAAATAAATTCTTTACATAATTCGAAAAGGGTAGGATTATCATTTGTTATTAAATCAGACCAAGTTTCTGTTGAACCTGTGATTCTAAATCCTTTAGGGTTTCCTATTCCATTTTCAGTTAAAACGTTGATGGCACTATTAATAAATATCTTAATATTATCATCAAACTCTGTCATGTTTTCAGCTCCAAGGAGCTTTTTGATTGTATCTAAGATTGAGTCGTTCATATTAAAGCTCCTTTATAAATTTGTCGCCTTTGGTTGATAATTCGAATATTTTTACATCTTTATTTTGCTCTATCATTCTTTTAACATTATCTCTTGTTGCTCCTGCGCCACCATTTTCTAATATAATAGCTAAAGCCTCATTTGCTCTTTTTGACATTGCTATGTCTTTTTCAGCTCTCCATTCGTCAGTATTTGGTTTGTACTTTCCGGAATCAATTGGATTTGTTTTCCAATTCTTATTAGCAGAATATCGAACTTGTTTACCTGGGCCATAAACTTCTACATTAGAATATTTTTTTGACTTTAAATAATTTTGAACTTGTCTATCAACACCTGGAGCATCGCCAACTATAATCTTTTTATTAGAGGTTATTGCTTTTTCTAATTCATTTTTAATTTCTTTAGGCAATTGCTTTCGATAATACGGATCTCCCTTTGTTTGGGTATGTGATGAACCAGATACAAAAAGAGTTTTATCTTCATACTGATATGTTGCTACTCCATCTTTTTCTGATACTTTTTTAAAGCCAGCTTTTTCTGCCGTCTTAATTGAAGCTATATTACTTTCTTTTATAAAAGCTTTAATTGGTTCATTACTAAATTCTCTAACCATGCTTATAGCTTCTTGAATATTTTTTTGAGTTATTCCGGTACCTCTTGCTTCTATTGCGGTTGCCCATCCAATATCGTAATAAGATCCATCATTTCCATTGGTCTTTCCAGCTATTACAACATTACCATTTTTAGATACAAAAGCTATAGTATCTCTATGACTATTAGCTAAATCTGTAAAATCTTTTGCCTCTTTTTTTGTAACCGCTTTAGGATTCGGATTATTTTGATTTGAAAATAATCTTAATTCACTATCAGTTAATGAGTTTTCGACTTTATAGTAATTTTTTGCCATGGATGCTCTTTTTCGTCCTGCTAAGGTTAGCGAGCCATCATAGTTTTGATATCTTCTTACTCCCCATTTCATACCCAGGACACCGTGATGTGCTAACCACATAGAATCACCTCCAAGGACAAGTATCGTTTGCAACCCGTTCTACAGGAGGCAAAAGTAATAGGGAAACATCCCCATAATGTATTGCGTTGTGTGTATTGTGTGATACACAGATTAGATTCTCTGGATCAAAAATAATAGGGTTACGTTTGATCAGATCGTCTATGGTTACTGGATTGATGTGATGAACAATTATTCTTCCACCGATCTGGTAGTCTTCGTGAGCCATATCACAGCCATTGTCTCGTAATATAACTGCTCTCTTTACCTTCTTCCATTCTGGATCACTTGTATAAAACCTTTGATTCAAATATCGATGACCGTTGAACGTGAGCTCGCCAACTGAGCCTCCGAGTTTTAGATACTCGTATCTTTCTCGGTAGTCAGGAATGCTTATCAGTTCTTGATAAGATTTACTCATCGTCATCATCGTAGTATTCCTCCTCAAATGTGTTTCCTTGGTAACTTTTCATAGCACCAATAGCTTTTGCATACAGTTCTTCAACTTTTGCTTGCTGCTTGATGCCTTCTGTCTTTGCTTCTGCTAATTCTACATCAGCTTGAAGTTTTGCTTTCTCTAATTCTGCTTTTGCTGTGCCGAGTTTGAGAAAATGTACAATAATAGAGTTAGAAGCAGTACCATTTCTCAGTTTTTCCTCAGCAGCATTCATTGCAAGATTGATCAGTTGCTGTTCTCTAGCTTCTGGAGTCTCTGCAGGAGCCTGTTTACGAGGTTTTCCTGATGCTTTTGGCATACTTTTCACTCCTTTCTTTTTAGTTCTTATCCCTTTTGGATGGAATATGAATACTTTGTAAGACTTTCATGGTAGTTTACTACAGATTTAACATGATCATTAGTAAAAACCGTGGAAGCAATTCAGGAAGAATATAGTAAACTACCATAAAAATTTTACAAAGTCTACACTCTAATGAATTTTCCCCAGAGGTTTTTCTATGGGCTCAAAAGGTGAATTTTACCCCCGGGGAAAATATCAAG